GGCAACTACTGGCATTATTAATGGTACGTTGATGCGCCTATACAAAGATTCAACTGCGATAGGTTACGCAACATCCTGCCAAATGAACATCTCCGCAGCCATGCGTGAAATCTTGACAAAGGATTCCGCAGCTGGAGGATGGAGAGAGGTAAAGAAAGGTCAGCTTTCCGGCACATTGTCCACCGAGGCATTGTATGCAGGGCCTGGCGATTCTTCTACCAATTACCTATTTGATGATCTCTTTACCGATTTAATATCTGGTACTGCATTGACCATTAAATTTACCACAGATGTGCAAGGTGACAATGTCTTTACAATGAGTGCTATTTGTACATCATTAGACTTAAACGCAGGTGTGGAAGAAAATACAAGCTATTCAGCATCATTTGAGGTGACTGGTGCGATTGTAAAAACAACAAAGGCTTAATAAAAATTACCTAACATGAAAACAATAGTAATTGCCAACACGACTATTCCGATTAAATTTGGAATGTTCGTGTTAGGTACATTTTTAAGAGAGAGGAAGTTAAAACTTAGCGACCTCTCTCTACTTGGAGAAGATTTATTACTTGCCCTTGAACTTGCCTTTACTGGTGTTGAACATGGTTACAAAGCGAAGGGGGAGAAATGCCCTTTCACTTTACAATCTTTCTGCGACCTGGTAGATACGGACATGGGAGGAATAGCTCGCATAATGGAAATGATTTCAAATGAGATTTCACCACCAGAAGATGAGAGCCAAAAAAACGTAGTGGCGAAGGCGGAGAGCTCACACTTGAATACATCGAACGCTTTTGTTTCGGAGTTTTAAGGTTTCCTCCTTCGCAATACTATGAAATGAGTTTAAAGGAAGTTGTTATAGCCATGCAAGGTTATAACAATCACTTTGAACAACAGGAGCAAACAGAATGGGAACGAATTAGATGGCAGACAACACTATTACTAAATGTCCACACAGCAAAAGGTAAGAGTTTAAAGCCTAAAGATTTAATAGAATTTCCATGGGAGAATCCTATTAAAAAAGAAACTAATAGAAGTTTGACAAATAATGACAAGTCAATATTTGACAAATGGGATAAAGAAACATAATGGCATTAGGTAAACTAAATTTAAAACTTGGCATTGATGTATCTGATCTTGACAAAGAACTTGGCAAGGTAGAAAGAACTATGTCAAGGTTTGGTAGTAAGATGCAAAATGTAGGTACTACATTAACGCAGTCGCTTACATTACCTATTATAGGACTTGGAGGAGCATCCTTGAAAGCATTTGCCGACATGGAAAGGCTTGAAGGAGGATTGACTGCTATTATGGGCAGTAGTAAAGATGCGGCTATTGAAATGGAAAAGCTGCGTAAAGTAGCTGAAAATCCTGGTCTTGCATTGCCACAAGTTGTTAAAGCGTCTGCCTCTTTGCAAAGTGTAGGAATGGATGCAGATAAAGCAAGAAATGTAATTGAACAATTTGGAAATGCTGTTGCAAGAGCTCAGGGAGGTCCAGAAGAATTTGCAGGTGTTATATATGGTTTAACTCAAATAAGTAGCAGTACAAGTATACTTGCTGAAGATTTAAATATAGTAAAAGAAAGATTACCAGAATTAAACGATATTTTATTAAAAACATTTGGTACAAATACTGCAGAAGGTTTAAGAAACTTAAATATTAGTAATTCAGAATTTGTTGATGTTATTACTAACCAGTTAAGCGTTTTAGAAAGAGCTAATGGTGGTTTAAATAATTCTTTTGACAATTTAAAAGATAATATAAATGCATCATTAGCAGAACTTGGTAAAACTATAAATGAATCACTTAAACTTGAAATTGTATTTGATAAAGTTTCAAAAAAAATACAAGAATTAGTAGATAAATTTAAATTATTAACACCAGAACAACAAGAAAATATTGTAAAAATTGGTTTAATAGCTGCGGCAGTTGGACCTTTAATATTTATATTAGGTCAATTTGCAACATCTATTTCAAGTATAATAACCTTATCAAGAACTTTAATTGCAACTTTTACTGTTTTGTCTGGTGGCACATATTTAGTAGTAGCAGCTATTGGTGCACTTATTGCATATTACGCAACTACTGATGAAGGACAAAAAAGTTTATCCAAAACTGGTCTTTTATTATCAGAATCATTTGATAGAATTAAAGCAGCATTCCAAACTACTTTAAATTTACTTTCTAAATTACAACCTTTATTTGATGTATTATTATTTGTATTTGGTAAAATAGCTGTGTTTACTTTTGAAGTAGTGCTTTCACAAATTAATGCAGTATTATCAACTATTAATTTTTTGTACGATGGTGTAATAAAAGTATTAGAGGGTTTAAGGCTTATAAATAAACAAAAGGTTCAAGCAAATATGGGTGCTCCTGGTTCTGCAGATAGACCAAGCGGTGCAGGTGGATCATGGGGAGATGAAACAAAAATACCAGGTAAAAAACCTCCTAAAGGCCCTCCAATAATACCAAAAGGAACTCCAAATAATATACAAGCTAAAAGTAGTCCTGGATTAGATGCAATAAGAGAATTGCAAACAAATAAAAGTTTTATGGAATTTAATGCAGTAAGCGTAAATGCTTTACCGACATTAGATTTAATTCCACAAAAATTAGAAAGTATATCAGCTGCAAATGATAAATTAAAACAAACTAATTTAGATTTAGCAAATTCATTTACTGCAATAACACACGTTGTAAAATCTGTTGAAGTTGCATTAACTCCAATGCAATCTATATTAGTTGCGGCTACCGATGCCTTTTCAGTCATGGCAATGCAAGGTGAGACAGATATGAAGAAGTTGGGTAGTGCTGCCATACAGGCTGCAAGGATGGTAATCTCATCATACATAAAAGAAGGTGTAGCTGGTATAGTAAGAGGTATATTATCCGGACCTTTGAGTAAAACATTAGGGCCTGGTGCTTTAGCAGTCGCAGGTGCTGCTGGTGCCGGTGCAGCAGTATTGTTTAATACTTTGTTAAATAAGGTTGCTCCTCCTAAACTTGCACAAGGCGGTCTTGCCTATGCACCAACAATGGCAATGGTAGGAGATAACCGAAACGCAAGAGTTGATCCGGAGGTAATTGCTCCTTTATCAAAGTTAAAAGGAATGTTAGATGGTGGAGGTTCACCTTATATATTAACTACCAGAGTAGCAGGAAGTGATTTACTTGTCATTATGGAGAAAGCAAAAAATATTAATACAAGAATAAGATAATGGCAGCAAGGTACACATCTACATTTTATTCAGAAAAAGGTCGTAAATATTACCTTGTAATTGATGATACGCAATTCTCTGGTATGACTTATGATGTAGATGTTACAAGCGGTCAAATAGATTGGCAGGCAGATGTTGAAAATGGCTTAGAAAGATATGCACCTATTATTGGTAGTAATTTTAAGTTTAGTATTATTATTGACACTGCACAAAAACAACAATTATTAACTGATTTTTTAACTGCACCAGAAGGAAGGTTTACAATACAGCTTACAGCATACGACACATCTAACGCAGCTAATTTTTATTGGTATGGATATATTCTTGCTGACTTAATAGAATTTGATGACATACCATTAGAGATGGGATATAATTATACCATAAATGCTATTGATGGCATAGGATGGTTAAAAGGTATTGATTATAAGCCAGAAGGAAGTGATATTTATCAAGGTGATGATACTATTATAAATCATGTTAATAATTGCTTACAAAAACTTACATACGTTCAATCAATATATGGTACTAATGTAGGAGTATTGGCAAGTGCATTTCAATGGCATGAAGATAGCTGGACTTATGCAACTACAATAGATCCATTGCTTAGAATGAGAGTCAATCATAAAGTATTTTATACTATTGACAATAAAGGTAATTACACTTATATGAAGTGTTATGATGTCCTAAAAAGAATTATGGTGCCTCTTGGTTTAAGATTCTTTTTTTCAGACAGAAAATTTTTTATGGTTCAACCTAATACCTATTTAGATTCAGCTGTTACAAT